GCGAGACTTTCGCTGAGACCGCTCCTCTTTGTCAGGTTAACCACTGAGCCCGTTCGGTTACGGCAGGACGGGTCCTGGGGCCTGCCGTATGACGAAGAGGACGAAGGGTCGGGTCCCTACCCTAAAGGGGCCGACGGCCGCTCAGAGGAAGGAGCAGTCGATGATGGACAAGATGAAGAATCTAATGGCCCGCCTGCCGAAAGGCACCTTCGCTGCTGGCGGAGGTGCCTTAGGTGCCGCTCTTGGTGGCCCGGCTGGTGGTGCCGTTGGTTCGGCAATTGGTCGTGGTATCTCCACGATCACTGGTTATGGAGATTACACAGTGAAGTCAAATTCTATTCTCAAAGGAGGGTTCTCTAATGATCTTGAGCGAAGCCCAATTGATGATCTGCCACAATTTGTGAGAGGCGCACACACTGTTAATGTCAAGCACCGTGAGTACTTCGGGGACCTTCTGGTTCCCGAGGATCCTGCAGTGTTCGACAACAGCAGTTACGTCATCCAGCCAAGCAACGCGCAGTTGTTTCCTTGGTTGGCTCGCATAGCTCGGCAGTATCAACAGTATAGGATTCGCGGCATGGTCGTTGAGTTCAAGTCGAACACCACTGACTATGCTGCCTCAGGGCCGCTAGGCAGTGTTGGTATCGCGACAAATTATAACGTTGCAGATGCCAAGTTTGACAACCTCGTTGAGTTTCAGAACAGCGAGTTCGCTGTCGTTTCCAAGCCTTCCCGCAACATCTTGCACGCTATCGAGTGCCACCCTTCAATTGGGCGCGGTGAATGGTTGTACGTCAGGGACGTTGACAACGAAAATCCCAGCACAGTACAGGACCCCAGGTTCAATGATTTTGGTCTTCTCCAAATCTGCACCTCGGGGCTCCCAGGAACTGCCGGACAGACATTGGGGCAACTTTGGGTGTCGTACGATATTGAGTTTGCGAAGCCGGTACTCGGGTCAAGCGACCCTGGACCGGTTCTCACGCCTGGTGTGCTCGTCACTTCGACGCCTAACACGGGCGTTCTGGAGTCCACTAGTGCTTCGGCGCTGCTTAGTCGCAATTGGTCTACGACCAGTTTTGTGCCTACGGCTAGCACCGTCACACCTGTGTTTCTGAACTCCGCGGTAACGTCGAGTACTGGGAACATCAGTGCTGATGTTATTGTTTTGTCTTCAACGACAAACACCTTTGACATCAAGCGACCCGGGAAGTACTACCTGTTCTACAGGCTTTTCGTAACGAACGGGACCGGCACTCAGAGTGTACTGGCATCCTCGGCTTCCACTATGTCTGATATTAGCGTTGTCGACAACAACGCCGCTTCTAGTGATTATTTTACCATCAACAAAATAGTGCCGCATGCCGTGGACCTCACGGCAGGTGCTCTGTACGTTGTTGCACTTACTTACATCATTGATGTGGCTGCTGCCGATGACGCCAACACCGTCACCGTCACCCACCCGCAGTTCACCATGCACTCCGTTAGTAGCTCGCTGGTTACCAACGTGCAGCGTGAGATGGACATTGAGTGGCTGTCTACTGCTCCGGGCTCATATCTGTGAGCCTGGGGCAGTCGGGGGAAGGAAAACCCCATGGCAAACCCATGAAGGATGATCATGCCACCCTGCGTGTCTGGCTCTCTAAGGAGAGCCGCGCACGGTGGACGCCTAGCTCGACTGTGAGGTAACACAGG